ATCATGGCCGGAAAGGGCGTCGCCGGAACGCGCCCGCCGATCACGGCGTCGCAAGCCAAGGGCGTCCGGCTATTCCTTGTCGGCGTGGACGGGCTGAAATCGCAAATCCTGACCCGCCTGTCGCGGGGCCGGACAATCCAATTCAGCGATAGACTAGNGACGCATTGGTACGAACAGCTTGCCAGTGAAAGGCGCGTGGTCCGGTATGTCAGGGGGCAGCCCGTCCGCCGGTTCGAGCGCAAGCCGGGAATGAGGGCAGAGGCGCTGGACTGCGTTGTCTATGCGTTCGCCGCCCGTCACCTTGTCACGGCGAATCTGGACCGCCGTGAGGAGGAGTTGTCGACGCCCGCTGCGCTCCCGCCCTCCCGGTCGCCAGTCATCCGGTCGAAATGGATGCAGAGCTAAATTTCGTCTGGAGTGAATTGCTTCGGGGCTTCAGAAGGCTCATACGGCGCGTAGGACAACAGACTCTCTCGAACATTCTCTGTAGTTCGTTCAATAAAAGTCATTTCGCCGCCGTTGAAGCACCATACTACTTCGCGACTATCAAACTCTGCGCTGAATGCATTTTGAAGCCGTTTAGTGCTAATCTGACATGGTGCGCCATAGGCACTGCGCAACGCTTCAAGAATTTCAGAGAATATCCCTTGGCCAAATGTGGCGTAGATCATCTTGAAGTGATCGTTCTCGAAAGCCACTTGAGATTCTAAGCTGTGGCGACCTGCAATTACCGGGTCTGTAAGCTCGCACCACGTCATATTGTCCTGTGTGTCGCATCCGCTGACTAGCTGCTTAGATTTGGCGTCTGCCAACCGCAGATTTGGGGTCAAGCCCCGCATATTGAACTTCGGAGGGTCGCTTTGCTGTAGTGCCTGCGCCGCCTGTTCGGGAGTCGTGTTTTTAAGTTCCTGTCCTGCCCATAGAGAAGCCACGATCACGAGAACGCCGACGGCTATCACCGTGCCCAGCAGAATTTTAACGAGTCGTTTCATGAAACCCGAGTAGCAGATTGTCGTTCGGAAATGGATGCAGAGTTAATCCTTACGGCGCTCGACTGATTCCGGTTCGCTGAAACTCACGTTGACGCCGCACATCGGCTTTCCGTCTACGACTATGAAATAGGTCAGAAGCGACGCGTATCTGCGATTATCCCATTTCGTGATTGGTTGTTCCGCCACAGTCGGTTCTACGTTTGCCGCCGTCCGCATGGGCCGCGTCACAAAGAAACCGTCCTTCCCGGTTCCCACAAAATAGCTATTCTTTGCCGGACTTGTTCGGGCCTCGTCCGGCCCCTCTTGTGAGGAGGCGGCCCGCATATCTCCATACTCGCGGACCATCCAATCAAGAGTTCGCTCGTGCATCTCTAAACATTGGTCGCGCGAAATATCCCCCTCCCTGTCATAGTTCAGATCTACGTCGGTCAGCTTATCGAGACGGTTGAACGACAGGGTGAGCCGATAAGGGATGCCGTCCTTGATTTGAAAGGGCGCGGCCTCACTATCGCCGGAAAGGAAACAGCCTTTGAGCGGTAAGTCTTTGAGACAGTCACGTAGCCCCGCCGGATTGAATAGCCGAACGTCTAAGGTTGCCAGTGCTTCGTTAAGCGATGTCCCGAACTCGATTCCGGCATAGCCGTTAATTTCTTGCGGAGGGTCGGCAGCATTTTGAGTGTTACCACTGCCTTGCGCGTCAGCACCGCTTCCGCAGGCGGCGAGGATCGAACTTGCCGCCGCTACTATCCCTAACGCCAATATCTTGGAACTCATCATCGCACCCCCTCAAGCGGTCTAGCGCGATATGATGGAATCGAAAAGGCCGGACAGGGCATAATCAACTCCCTGCCCGGCCTTCCCGGAAATCACTTCGTCGTTAGGAGACGCCCGAAGCTACCTGACAGAAGGACGGTCCCCACGACTAACCTTCCGTCCGGCAGCGTCCTGATAGCTGAACGAATTAAGGGGAGTCAAACATTTCTTGATTCACTCTCCTAAATAAGATAAGTAGGTCCTCCAGAAATGAGAAGGACCCGGAAATGCAGGACCATGAGCTATATTCCGTAAAGCAAGTTGCCGAGCGGATCGCGGCGAAGCGCGATGTCTCAGAGGCGCAAATCGCGCGTGTGATTCGGCACCTCGCGGGCGAAAATGTCATCGCCCACAAATATCAGGGTGGGGGTGGACCGACTGCGCCAAAGCTCTGGGATGAGGTTGGCGTCCATCAAATTGCCATTCTGGTTGAACTGAACCGCATTGGGTTGTCCGACGCGCTGGTTAAGGCCGCCTCGTTCCACCTGAACAATTTCGCGGAACGCTATGACGACGGCATTGGCGATCCCGGCATGATTGAAGGCGCGCGTCGTCCTGCCCGACTTCTCGAAATTCTGCCGGAATTGAAGGACGGGCAAAGCTACTATTTTCACCTCTACCTGATACCTGACTTTTTCCAGAAGCCGGGCAGCATCCTTGGCGGGACTTTCAGCACTTCGTCAGACGGGGGTTCGCCGCACCCCTTCAACTGCACGACAATCACGGTCAATCTTCTGCCCGTTCTGCCCCTGAGGCAGGACTGACCATGCGTCTTCCGTCCCTCTCTCAGCTATTCGGTCGCCGTCCGACCCGGCCCGCTGGACGCGATGTCCTCCAGCGGCGCTTTGACGCTACCAGCGGGCATCGGGGCAATGCGTCGTTCGGGAGCTATGGCCCGGAGACGCTGGCGGGCAGCGCCGTTATTGCGCGCAAGGCCCGCTATGCCGTGGAGAATAACCCATGGCTGAATAACGGCGTCGCGACATGGGTAACGGCACTGGTCGGCGCGGGCATAACGCCGACGCCGCAACATCCTGACAGCGCAAGCCGCCCCGTGGTGCAGGCTGCGTTCAACCGGTGGGCCGCCGTCTGCGATCTGGACGAACGGACGGACTTTCCCGGCCTGACCGCTGGGGCCGCCCGTGACATGGTGGTAAGCGGCGAAGCCTTTATCCAGCTTGTGACGACGGACGAAGGGTTGCGGCTCCGCCGGATTGCGCCGGAGCAAGTGGACATCGCCCAGACTGGCGAATTGAATTCCGGCGGTCGCATCATCGCGGGCGTGGAGTTCGACGCGGAAGGCCGCCGGGTCGCCTACTGGGTCCGCCCGGTCGATCCGACGGCGATCTTTGAAGGCTATGCGCCGCCCGTTCGTGTTCCCGCCGCCGACATGGTGCATCTGTTTAAGCCGCTAGGGCCGGGGCAGGTTCGCGGCATTTCGTGGCTTGCGCCTGTCCTTATCCGGGCGAGCGAACTGGACCAGTTGGACGACGCTTTGCTTGTCGCCGCGAAAGTCGCTGCCATGTTCGCAGGGTTTTTGACCGACATGAACGGCTCCGCCAGCGGCTTCCCGTTTGAAGGCGTCGGCGCGGATTCGGTCATGGAATCCGGGCTGGAGCCAGGGACGCTCAAGGTCCTGCCCGCCGGTTTCGACATCAAGTTCAGCGGCCCTCAGAACGCCCAGCAGACGGTGGACTTCGCCAAGCTCCAGCTTCGCGGCATCGCCGCCGGGCTGGGCGTCCCTGAGTACCTGCTGACAGGCGACCTCACTGGAGCTAACTATTCGTCCCTCCGGGCCGGGCTGCTGGAGTTCCGCCGCCGCGTGGAGGCAATCCAGTTTCAGGTTATCGTCCCGCAACTGCTGAGGCCCGTCTGGCAGCGGTTCGTGACGACCGCCGTTCTGGCAGGCGAAATCGACGCGCCGGACTTTGAGTCCAACGCGGACCAGTGGTTCGCCTGCGAATGGATCATGCCCGCGCAAGAGTGGATCGACCCCGCCAAGGACGCGGAGGCGACGGCGACCATGATTGCCACCGGGCTGACATCCCGCCGCCGGGCCGTCGCGGCGCAAGGCTACAGCGTGGAGGAATTAGACGCGGAGATCATTTCCGACCGGGAGCGCGAACGCGAACTGGGCCTGTCCTTCGGGGAAGCGAAGGAGGCCGCCAGTGCGTAGCTATCCGCCGTTCTACACAATCCGCATTGAATCGCCCGCTGGTTCGGTCGGGACGATCTTGCACAAGGGCGCGCTTGCGCCGCTGATCGCCGACCTGCTGGACAGCCATGATGACCTCCGGGAGCGGCTGGAGGCGACCGACGCCCGGACCTACCAGTTTTGCCGGAAGCCGCGCGGCGTCGATCCTCTGCCCGATCCTGACGACTTTGGGGGCCTGTGATGACGACCGTACTTGAGACCCGCCGCGCGCCTACCATTGGTTTCGTTCCGCAGACTTTCGACGCGGACGCGGGCACCGTTGACGTGACCCTGACGACCGGCGCGCCCGTCCAGCGCGGCGGCCATGTGGAGGTGCTGGCAATCGGGCCGGAGAACGTGGAGTTCGCCCAGCGCATCCCGCTGCTGGACTCGCATCGCCAGACCAGCATTGCCGACATCAAAGGGTCGGTTTCCAATATCCGGTTTGAGCCGGGCGCGATTGTCGCGACGCTCAATATCTCCGACCCGTCTGCGCTTGCCGCCGTCGCCCGTGGCGACGTGACCGGCGTTAGCGTCGGCTACCGGGTCAAGAAATGGTCCGAACGCCGCGACCCCAAGTCCGGCAAAATCATTCGCACGGCAGTCCTCTTTGAGATTGTCGAAGCGTCCCTTGTCGCTGTCCCCGCCGACGCCAACGCCACCATCAGGAGTCAAACGATGGAAGATGAAATCGAAACGGGACAGCAGGAAATCATTTCCGATCCGCCCGAAAACGAAACGCGGGCGGAAGTGAACGCCCAGATTCGCAGCGCCGTCACCTATGCGCGGCTGCCAGCCGCCTTCGCGAACGATCTGATCGACCGTGAGGCGACCGTGGAGGAGGCCCGCTCCGCCGTGTTCGCAGAAATGCAGCGCCGCAGCGTCCCGGTCTCGAATATTCGCGTCGGGCCGTCGGGCGATGATCCTGCCGTGGTACAGGACCGCATGGCGGAAGCTCTCGCCTGCCGGGCGATGGGGACCGAACCCAGCGAAGGAGCGCGGGCCTATATGTCGCTTGGCATGTCGGACATGGCGCGCCAGTCGCTCCAGCGTTCCGGGCAGGTGGGCATTGCCACGCTTGGCCGGGAGGAGGTGCTTACCCGCGCGCTCCACACGACCAGCGATTTCCCGAACCTGCTGACGGCGACCGGAAACCGGATTCTTATGCCCGCCTATCGGGCAGCGGAATCGCAACTCAAGCAACTGGCGCGCCAGCGGACGGCGGACGATTTCCGGCCCATGTCGCTCCTCAAGCTGGGCGAGTTCGGCAAGCTGCAAAAGGTGACGGAAGCCGGGGAGATCAAGGCCCTGACGACCGGCGAAGCCAAGGAAGGCTATTCGGTGGAGACGTTCGGCGGTATGTTCAACCTGTCCCGCAAGGCGATCATCAATGACGACCTTGGCGCGTTCGCGCGCTGGGCGGAAATGATGGGCCGGGCCGCCGCCGAAACGGAAGCGGACCAGCTTGTCGCCCTGTTGACCGGCAATCCCGTCATGGAGGACGGCAACGCTCTGTTCTCCGCCACCCATGGCAACCTGTCGGCGACGGGCGCGGCTCCCGACGTGGCATCACTGTCGGCGGCCCGGTTGGCGCTTCGCCGTCAGACCGGCTTGGACGGCGTGTCTCCGATCAGCGCAACGCCCAAATTCATCCTTGCCGCGCCGGAACTGGAAACGACCTTTGAAAAGCTGCTGGCAGAACTGGCAGCCGCCAAGGTGGACGATCAGAATCCGTTCTCCGGCAAAATGACGCTGCTGATCGAACCGCGCCTGTCCGGGGATGACTGGTACGTGTTCGCCGACCCGGCGATGCTGCCCGTCCTCGAATATGCCTATCTGTCGTCCGCTCAGGGTCCGCAGATTGCCAGCCGCGACGGTTGGGAGGTCCTTGGCCGGGAGTTCCGCGTCGTCCTCGACTTCGGTTGCGGGGCCGTGGACTGGCGCGGGGCCTATCACGATCTGGGTGAGGACGACCTGTAATGGCGACCTTGGCCGACCTCCAGCAACGGCGCGACTCCCTGTTCAAGGCCCTGACCGACGGAATCCGTTCGTTCCGGGACCAGAACGGGGAGGAGGTCGCCTTTTCCTCCGGTTCGGAAATGCGGGCCGCCTTGGCGGCTCTGGACCGGGAAATCGCGAACCTGAGCGACGGTCGGCCACCCTCCACAATCATCTTTCGCACCTCGAAAGGACTTTGAAATGCGTAATTTCATTCAACCGGGCAACACGCTCACTCTGACCGCTCCGGCGGAAATCACTTCCGGCGCTGTTGTGGCCGTCGGGTCGATCATCGGCGTTGCCAATGGCGACGCGGCGAACGGCGCGCCGGTCGATGTCGATACGGTTGGCGTGTTCCGCCTGCCCAAGGTGTCGGCGCTCGCCATCGCGGCGGGCGATGTCGTCTACTACGATTCCGCTACCGGCCTCGTGAACAAGACTGCCAGCGGCAACACGAAGCTGGGCGTGGCGACGGAAGCCGCCGCTAACCCTAGCGCCGATGTCGCCGTCCGCCTCAACGGTTCGTTCTGAGGCATCAATGGCCCGGACGCCTGCCATGTTCAAACAGGGCGATGTGGTCCGCGCGGTGAAAGCCGCGCGGGCTGCTGGCCTGAACGTGGCGCGGACGGAGATTGCGCCG